TATTGAATCAAAGTCAGAATCCATTGTATCAACGGCAGGAATAAACTCATCGTCAGTACCCATGATAAGGTTAGGCGAAGAGATTAGGTTACCCGAACCAAAGATCAATAAACCAGAGCCACAGTTACGAATTGTGTTACCAATGATTGTGCCGATACGAGTTACTGATGCATCAATGGCTGATGTCCAGTTCTCAAAAATATTATCCGACACTGTGGTAAAGGTGGACGAAGATACAAGTAATGAAGTAAGTGCATCATCTTCACCATAGGACAATCCACCGTTTCTAAACTTACATCCTGCGATACGAATGCGATCGTTGTCCAATGCATATAGACCAGAGCCTACGGTATTGAGAACATCGATGTTGTCGTAAACAATGTCACTTCCTTGTGGCATCGTTATTGGAAAGTTAGATTGCGTTTCAGTCCAAGTTACGTTATTGATCATATTACCATCAATGGTCAAGTTTCTAAACGTAATGTTATTTGGTGTATCGGTCTGAGGTGTTAGGATACAACCTTTTTGGTTTGGATTAATTACATCGGCATAATGATCGAAGTTCCAAGGGATTGCTTTAATGACTGCTCGTTTTGAGTTGCCAAGAATCGCAAAGTTATCAGGAACAGTAAGTCTTGATGTATAGTAAACTCCATCAGGAAGAACGATGTTTCTTAGCGCAAGATCTCTGAACTCATTGATTGCTAACTGCAAACCTGCAGTGTTATCATGCACGAGCTGAACATAGTTATCACCGTGATATAGTTTTTCAGTAAATCTTAAGGTCTTTTTGTTATGTACCTTCTCAACGGTTGCGCTATACCATCCTCTAGGATTCACGACGTTCGTATTAATCTGTTCGTTCGTCGGTGGCTTTTGTGGAAAGTATACCATGTTGGACGGTGTTGAATAAGTTCCATCCAATCTGCCTGTTGCGGTTGACTCAACCGAGAAAGCATTCGTATCGTTGGTCTTACTGGACCATTCAGTACGAGTGAATATTCCTTGATCGTTAAAAATGATACCTGAAGTAATTGACCCAAGTTCTCTAGGTCCAAGTACTGCGATTAGTTCCGCATCCTGAAGGTCAGTGGTGGATCCACGATAGATAAGCATACCGTATTCACCAGATGATCTCGTCAAGGACAACGCGTTATATCTTAAAGAGGTAAAGTTAGCTGGAGTGTTATGAGCAATAACATCAGTTGGTCCTGCTGCTTCACCAATCTTGCCATTATCGAATCTAAACTGAGAGGTCCAATAATAGTAATTCTGAGTTGGCAGACCGCCATCGGTTGTACCGTTCTTAGTTGAGGTTGCCGCTGGTGTAGGAGCTGCCTCATCGGTTGGAACTGCAGGATCGTTTGATTGAACACCAAACACCTTGATCTTATGACCAACCTTAATAGTATCGGTATTAATAACCTCAGTGATCAATCCTTGAATACTTGTATCAGGAATGCCACCAACGATTTGCTGAAGAAACTCTGAACCGCTAAACTTTTGAGTATCGTTGTTCATAATGACCCAAACAAGATCGCCTTGAACCTTATGAACTACACCTTGGAATCCTGTGCTGTTTCCTTGAACGGTTTCTCCTACGGCAAAAGTACCAACCCTTTGAACAAGTTTACAGATAGTCGCAAACTTAGCAAGCATCTTACCGTCATTACATAGAATGTTGGACGCACTTGCCATATTGGCTGATAGGCCATTTGAGATCGTAATGGTATTACCGTTAATCTCAGTGATGGTTGTGTTAGCAGGAATACCAGAAACGACTGACGTAATAGAATCGCCAACAAATACGTTAGCAACTGAAGTTACATCAAGGGTGGTATCACCAGCACTGTGGTTACCGTCTAGTACTAGTGTTGGCGAATCAAGGACGGTTGCCTCCATCACTTCACCAACGTTTGAAACTTTATATTCTTCCGAAAGAGCTTGGTCGATCAATCGGCCATTAAGGTAAAGGTTCTTAGTAACGATATCACCGCCACCAACGTTCAAGTTGATCGCGCCTTGATCTCCTACATCAATATTACCTTCAAAGACTACATCCTTGTCGTTATCCGCACCTGCAGTTAACACAAGATCACCGTTTTGGTTATATAGCCTAAATCCGTTTGTTTGATCCGAGGAAGTAATACCAGGAGCAGTAAGATTTCCTGTCATAGGAATCGAACCATCGTTCTCCACCTTACCAATGTTTAGATTGGCAAAGTTAGTATCAACTTCGTTATTTGAGAGAGGAGCACCTTTGAACGTTTCACCAGTCAGATTCGTGGTGCGAATATTACTCTCAAAATCTGTCTCGTTCTGTCTATACTTAATTGTGCTCATCTCTTATCCAATTTGTAATTTCCAGTTGACAACAAGATAATCCGTTGCACTCTTTGAGAACGGCGTATCCAATACGGTACGGCAAACCAACAGCTCGGGACTAGCATCGGTTAATAGACCAACCTCTGCAACAGTTCCTGTGCCAACATTTTCCTCAAACGTAGTAATGAAACTCGCAATGTTATTTTCCGTTGACGCAAATCTTACATCGACATCAGCAAGCTCAGTTTCTAGTGCAGCGTCAGTTAAGGCAGCTGCAGTAGTACCTGAACCAATTGCGATCGATGAAACATCTTCGACTTCGTTTACGGTTGTACCATCACCCTCGTTGTAAGTGCCGTGAATTAATTTCCTTGCTAGGAATGCCTTACCCGCAGTCGTGACAAGATTCTTTACGTATCGTTGATCCTTCAGCTCACCATCTTTAGTGAAGAGCTGTAGGTCTACGTTACCTTGAATGTTAATGTTCTCAATCATATCTTATCCAACAGCTGCTTAAGCATTCCCTTAATATCAGAAACATCTTTTTCCAAAGCACTGATTCTGCTTTTCTCATCTTGAATCATTTGTTTCTGTCTAATGTATTTATCATAGTCAGCGGAGGATACATTTACGACTGCACCTCCATTAGTCTTCCTTAAGTTTGTGTGTCCTTCAACCTTATGCATTTGCGACCACTATCAAATCTTTTGCTCTTGGAACAAGTGCGCAGCTGCTAGATCTCATGACAAGTTTAACCGCCATTTGATCAAAGGAATCAATACCTGTTACTCTGAATTCCTTCTCACTAAAACCAGATGCATTAGTTGATCCAACAGTTCCTACAAGAGTCCAATTAACCGTATCAAAGTTTTGCGGATCCGAGGAGAGTTTGGTTTTTCTATATACATCAATGTTTGCGCCGGTTGGAACATTAGCCGCGAACCTTATAGTCATAGCGGTTGAGTTACCTGCAGCGTCGGACAAGTTAATTCTTCTAGTCATATACTTAGCTGCAGTAGTACCTTGGTTAGGTGAGATCTCATCGATGTAGTTATTATATCCAACGATGTTGATACCACCAGCGGCCCCAGCAGGACTTTCTGCGACAAAGTTTTTATCCGTGGTTACTATAGAACCATCAGGCTCAACAGCAGTAACGATACACTGTCCATTGTTACTTGCGTTTTGACAATTGGATAGCTCAATCACTTGACCAACGATAAGATCTTGGAACTTACCACGAATAGAGTTGTTCGCTGTCGTAATTTGTTTTGAGTCGTTTGATACCAATACGATGTTTGTCGTATCAGCTGAAACTATTCCATACTTATCAAACACTGTGCCGTCAGATTGTTGTTCTTCAGCTTCAGTTGGAAGATACGGTGAATTGGTGATCGTTGGATTACTTACTCTGTTATTAAATGTAGTCAATGACATTCTTGTAAGTTCTAGCACAGGTGAAAGATTAGCGTTAGTACTAAACAGTCTTACGTCAAGATCTAAGGATTTAACCTTATCACCATTCACGACTACCTCATTATCTTCAGAAGCAAGAAGCTTAGGTGTAGTAAAGAAGTTGTTTTCGTTTTCAAGAACCTCAATACCAACGGTATCTCTTACGTATGGAGTCTCTCCACCAAACACGCTCTGGCCTGACAAAGTTTTTGCGATAAAGTCGATACGAGTCTCAAAGAAATTGAATCTCGGTGCGACTGGTTGCATTCCATCAAAGAGAACGTTACGAGTTGCTTGAATGTTACTACCACCAACTCTCGTTGTTTCATTTGCCGAAGATGTTACCTTAATAACATACGAGTCGTGACCAACATGAACAATATCATGTGTCTTATTCAACTCGGTTGCGTTAATACCAGCAAATGTACCAGCAACAAATCCTGAAAGAGTAACCTTTGAGTTCTCTTTGGTGAATCCGTGATTACGATGGAACACACGAACGTATTTAGATCCAAATCTTGTTTGTAGTGGATCATCCTCTAGGTCATGTAAATCCAATCTTGCGTTATGGAAAGTCGCAGTACCACCTGGGTTGAGACTACGTGTGTTGACCGATTCCTTTCGGCCGTCTGGTCCAGTGATAGTGTTGGATAAATTACTAAACTGAGCCTTATTGATTCTAAACTTCAAGTCTTGGTTCTGAGCTGGAGTCCAAGTTCTATTGTTTTGAGACTTAAAGAACGATCCAAGATAAGGCTGCTTATGAACTTGCACATCTGTAAGAACATCAAACTCACCTAGGTTTGATATCCATGCATGATAGTTGTTTGAATCTGATAAAAGGACAATACAATATTCTTGTGCGCTTTGAACAAAGACAGGAGATTCAAACGTAAATCTTGTTGGAGTATCAGGTGAAAGCGCTAGATCAATCGGAGAAGAATCAAGTGCGCTTAGGTCAGTCGTGTTGGACGATAGGCCAAATCCAGTACCGTACCTTAATCGGTTATCGTCTCTGATTTGATACGGATCCAAGATAACTTCACCAAACGGTAGTACTACTGGTCCTGGATAACCATTAACTGTGTTACGAACTTGAAGCCTTAGTGGTACCTCAGGATCAACAGATGCAAGATATATATCGATTGATGTTAAGAAGCAACCGACCTCTTCCTCAACAAAGAAAGTTTGCGCGATTGGATCTGATGAATCGCCACCGCCGCCGAAACGGGTACCAAAATCGTCATTTCTTCTAGGAACCCACACACTTGAGATTAGATCCGTTCCGCTATCCAACGTAACGGTCTGTTCATCGTTTATTTCAGTTTGAACTATTTGGCCGTTTCTTACGCTATTGAATGTCGATTGAATATCCCTTAGGATACCATTGGCCTCGTAGTTAACAGAGCCACGAGTCATTGCAGTACGGTCATTATTAGTTTCATTGTCGATTAACTTAAACTCACGAGTACCTGTTCTAAATTGTATCTGAGGCGTATTAGGAATCTCAAAGACACCAGCAACATCGCCACCAAAGTTAGTTGTAAGTTGATCGCCTTTAGTCTTTGCTGACCAAAGAGTAACCTTACCTCTGTTACCAGAGATAGATCCCTCAATGATATCTCCTACTTGGAAATTTCCAGAGTGGTTAATAACCAGTGCAGTACGATTAACACCTCCAGGTTGTACCTCTTGTAGTACACAAACCGCTGTACATGGTGAAGCCTCTGGAGTTGCATATGTAGTCGTTCCTCGTTTCGCAACGAAGATAACGTCACCTTTGTTAAGAGCAGGTTGGGTGTTTCCTTGAGGAGTACCTTGTACCCCAGTCAAAGGATTAAAGCGACGTGCAATTTGATCCGCGTCTCCGCCTGCTTGTGTTTGCCAATCAAACACTCCGGATTCACCACCATCGACCTCGGGTCCGTACTGAATACGAGAGGCCGGTGTTACGTGTTCAGTGATAGGAACACCGTCAAAGTATGGATATAGATTTGATTGCAGCTTTAAGCCGCGACCAACAAATACGACTTCACGAGAACGAATGAACGGAATAACTGAACGAGAGACCTCACGATCAGCCTCGACCAATTCGCGAGAAAAGGTTGCGACTACTTCAGTGTTAATACCTGTCCTAGTTTGATCAGACTGCTCTTCCCAGTCCTGCCAAGTTTGGCGCCAAGTACCTTCACCTCCTCCAGTTGTACGTCTTCCACCTATATTTCTTACACCGCTCCACTGAGTCTGCCAAGCGTTCCACACGTTTCCTAAAACGCCTTCTTGCGCTAGTCTATCTCGCGTAGCGTTAAAGTTACCCTCAACATCATTAACGATGTCGGGCAATCTGTTGGTCTCAAACCATTGATCAGCAAAAGGGTTTAGTGATACCGAACCGACAAACGTAAAGATGGCGTATGGATTAACGTTTTCAGTTGTGGTTGCAAAGGGTTGTTCAATAAATGTTTCTTCGGTATATGGGAGAGTAAGAACCTCGCCGGTTACTTGATAACCCGCAGCAGTTCTTTCCGCATCGGTTGATACTGACTCAACCAACTCTGTGTTCTCTACATGGAATGTTGGTCTAAGTTCGTTTGCCTCCATGTCTATCGCTGCACGATAGTCACGAGCTCTCGTATCGCCTGTTCTATGTCCAGCAAAGTTATCAACAACGAAGCCGTTCTTAAATCTTGTTAGTCTCGGATCATCGTCATCAGGTACCTCAAGGGCGGCCGCTTGTTGTTCCAATAAATTCAGAGAGGTGTAATACTCAAGTCTGTCGATTCTACTTTCTAAAGTACCAATGTCTCGCATGGTATATCGACGATTGTCAATTCTCTTAATATTAATATCCTTAGGACTAAACGTGTAAGCAGGAATATCTAGCTGAGCAATATCCATTGCTTCTGGATCACCCTGAGGAATCTGAGGATTCAGTGATGGAGTACCACGCAGATCAAAGACGTTACCACGAAGGCCAATCGCTATCTTATCAATTCTAGAAGTATAATACTGATATGTTGCCGTTAATTCTGTTCCTGGCTTTGGTGGAAGCGAAAGAGATCCGCCTGTTCCTGTAAACCCTGTACCTGCATCATTAAGAACTGGACGGAAGTCAAGAACGTTACGAAGTGGAATAGGACCAGAGATTGACTGATAGTATGGAATGTCTTCGTCTCTGACGGGATAAGAATCAATCGAGAAGTAGTCGCCAGTGTTACCATGACTAAAGTATTCATAGTCAATACGAATATACCCAGTTGGTGCAGAGTATTCTGGTTTACGAATAAGTCTAGCGTGATCGTAGAATGCTTCTCTTTGACCATCGTCTAGGTCAAACCAATCAGTGATGTCAATCTCACCTGAAGCATCATAAGTTCCACCAGATGCAACGGACGACATAGATACTCTTACGACTCTATAGACATCTGCTTTACTCAAAGAGATTCTTCTGTTGGCTAAGGCATCAAGATCAACGATGTCGATCTGTCCAGTCTGTAGGGTCTTAGTCTTTTCTCTAGAATCCGTAGCAGATTCTTTAATCACTGGAATCATAGCAACGTATGATGTGCTGTTAGAAAGACCAGTGATAGTGATCTTATCGGTATCTGAGTTTGAGCGATCAATCGCAACACCGCCGGTTCCAATCTGAACTAGTGAACCGCCTGCCTCGACAAGAATGATTTCATTTTCCTCAACACTAGTTGAGAATCGCGTGCCAGTACCACTTGATGCTACTGCACTGGTGCGAGCAAATTCAACGGTACCGCTACCGTCCGAACTGTTATTAAATCTTTGCATGACGGTGTACTCAACCTGAGAACCTCCCGCCTCAGTCTTAACTGTTTTTACAGCCTCGACAAACATCGGGTACATAACCGTCTTAGAGTTTGGTAAATGAATTCTAGACTCAACCTTACGATACGCGACACCACCAGTATAGTTTGACCCGGATGATACCGCCATAGTCGTATCGTCCGTGATAGCAGTGATTCGTCTAGTGGTACCTTCTACCTCAATGTAGTCTCCTACGACGAATGCTGTACTAAATCTTGTACCAACACCAGTTACTTCATCAGCATTTGCGATCGTAATGGATCCTTGGTTATCAAACGATCTTTGGTTAACAATGTTTGTGTATCCTGAGACACCTTTGATACCTTTAACGTTGGAAACAAAGGATTTGCCAGAGTTCATTTTTACGTCAAACAAGTATAAACGATATTCGTTATTGATAAACTCAAGACCACGAATTCTTGCGGTACCTACCGATGAACCGGCGACTGATAACAGAGCAGTTTGGAATTGGTCATAAAGGGTGACTTGCTCCAAAGCAGCAATGTCAAGAACGGCTTCAGGTGCACTAACAACTACATAGTTACCCATGACTGATCCGATAGAATCATTTTCCTCAAGGAGAGCATCTCTCGCCTTTGTGATATCAATTCGGCCCGGTGCAGTCTTTTGAATTTCATAACCCTTAACGTAAGCCTTTCCTGGCTCAACAATAACCGTAAGCTTACCTTCTTGATCCAAGGCCTGTGCTTCGGTTTGACCTAGATCGGCTACGTCACCACCATTGTACTGTGGATATTTTTCGTATGACCAAACCACGTTTGAGTCAAGGGAACCATCGGCCGCATCAGCAACCCCTGTTCCTACAGCGACTGAAGGTCTGCTTGGACCTGCAGTACCTGACTGCATTGCTCTGTAAGTAAAACCACCGTCGGTTACGATATCACCGATGAGGTAGAATCTTCCTTCAGTCCATGCGCCACGATTATTGGATCGCTTTTCTTTGACTTGAACTCTGAATGGATTAACTGAATAGTTACCGGATTCGTCAAACGTTCTACGAGCAAGTGCCTTTTCAAGTTGTGAATAGTTTGCTACAACCTTATGCTCTTGCATAACACCGTTAGTGAACTGCATTGTCTCAATGTAATCGGCATCACTGGTGTCGGGAACATAAACTTCGTTTCCGTCAGAGTCAGTCGTAACAGTAATCTGTTTGGATACTAGAGTTGCTTCGATTTTATAACGATGAGCGCCAGGAGCAGAAAAGTTAAACGTTCCATTAGCGTTATCATTAAGAGAGTTATCCTCTTCAGGAGTTACAAACGTTTCAGCAACAGTAAATCCAACGGAAGCAGGTGTAGTAGTATTATAGGCATTAATGATTGCAACTTGAGATTCAACAAGAACAAAATGATTTCTTAAAAAGTAAATGCCTCGTTGTACTTCAGCAAATGAAGCGGTTGCGTTTGGGTTTTCGTTTGATGGTCTAAGAGTGATCTGATACTCAACAAAGTTATCGGCATCGGTTTCTGATATCTTGACTCTGACTCTTTCTTCGGCAGAGAATAAACTCTTAGTGTTGTTATCGGCAGAGCGAGTATACTCAACGACGAATCCTTGAGGAATCTCAGGACTTACTGAAGTATCCCTTGGTTGCCATGCTCTAAGTAGAGCCTTAGTGTTTAGAAGAGTCGCATCCGATCCACCGCTTACGCCAAAACCTGTGCCAGTCTTATTAAGCATTAACCTTGCTGCTGCTGGAGTATCTGCTGCGGAAATATCGGTTGGAGTACCTTCAGTACCAGAGATCGTCTCAATTCTTTGAATGACTGGATTGACTTTAATTGAGTCACGACGAAGAATCGTCATTTGTCCTGGGACAACAACTGAGCCTTCTTCATAGATGGATTGACCGAACCGTGCTACTTGATTCTGAAGAATCGATTGAGCTTGGTTTAGTTCGCGAGTCTGTACCGCGTACCCTGGACGAAAGAGAACACGAAGGAATTTCTTCTGCTCATCAAAATCATCAAAGTAAGGTGAAGTATTAAAATTTGTCATTGTGTTCCTCTAGTACTCCAGCACTAATGTTATCGTTTCGATCTGATCGTTTCTGCGAGTGATTGCTTCACGATTATTTATAAACAAAATATCACCGGAATATGGTTCAACCTCAGGATTTGTTATACTTGCGATAGTTCCTGATGCACCCGATGATAGTCCTCTGACGGTCTCTCCTACAGAAAAATCAATGTAGTTGGATACGTCGTTACCACGAATAACTCTTAGCTTATTGGATTCAAATACGTCAACCTGAAGTCCAATTGCACCGCTCGTTTCACCAACGATTGTATCATCGGCAGTGAACGGTACGTTTGATTCATTCAGCGTAATTCTATATTTTGCATCAAGGGTCTGAGCCGTTGATGCTGTGGTTGTTCCGTAGTTAAGTGGGGATTCCATCATACCGATTCTACGGAAATCGTTTGCGACTGTAAAGTCCCCTTCGCCCTCGTCATACGCGAATCTTAAGTTGACCAACGTGTACCTTGCAAGAAGTTCTCTTTCTGGCGATGCGCCGTGACCTAGGAACGGTGAGATCGTTGGTGTAAGAGTTGCTTCAGTAGTACTTGTGCCTACGACCTTTGCCGTGGCCTTTCTAAAATTTTGTCCTTGCTTACCGGTTGAGATTGATACGTCGGTAACTTCACCTGAGCCGTTTGTTGTTGCTTCTGCTTGACAGGATGACTGAACGATTGATGCAGTACCTGACGTATAACCAGAACCACCTAGAACAAGAGTGATACTTGATACCGCTCCATTCTCATCAGTGTTGGCTAAACAGAACGCAGTCTCTACTGCACCGTTGTTTCCAACCTGTCTAATCGCAACTGGTATGTTTGATTCTGGGGCATAAGGATAATTACTTCCACCGTCGGCTACGGTTATACCAACTATGGTTCCGCCATCAACGGTTAAGGTTGCTTCGGCTGAAGCGTTCTCGTTACCGTCTCCAGCAATGAACACTGGTATGGTTGTGCTAGCGGTATACCCACTGCCTGAAGTATTAATACGAATGTTCTCAATCGCACCTTTCACCGCGTTGTTAACAACGGTTTCATTTTCATCAATAGGAAGATAGCCTGGGACAAAGAACTTACGAATCAATGAATCGGACAAAGTAAACATATACTTCCACTTATATCCGTCCGCTTGTTTTGTAATACTGTTATCGGTGTGTGTTGGTTTAATAGTCGATGCAGCTCCGTTATTATTAGAGATACATTTATATACCTTTTTCTCGTCCGTGTAAATATAAAAATCTTTATCAGTTAGATCAACGTCTTCACGATACTCGTAATAAACCGTTGAGGTGGTCCAGTCAATTCTACGAAACCCAAGACGAACATCTTGACCGTCAATCTTTTTCAGAGCAGTCATATCATGCCATGCATCATACTCAGCTTTGATTGAGTTGTCCGGTGTGGGTGGAGTCGCTTCATCCGTCCAAGGTTTAGTGCGACCATAAAACATATAGAAACTGGATCCCGACGCCGTGACGGCTCTTACGAGATCCCTTGCATTCCTATACTGAAACTTTGTAGATAAACTGCTAGCCATTTTTTAATCCTGTGTAACGAATACTTCGTCGGTTAATCCCTGCGATCTCGACTCAGTGACATCTATAAACTCTAGGTTAAAGTCCTCAATACCAACATATGCCTCAGAGAAATATACTTCTGTCTGAACCGTATAGTCCTGACGGAAACCAAGCGGAGTACTCTTAAGAACTGGACGTTCAAGTACTTCATACTCACTAGGTGCGACTGTTGCAGTATATATTACATTGGACTTAATGCTGTTATCGGCAAACTCGTTAAGACGAATATTACCAAAAACTTCCATACCCGCTGGGTGAACTGTTCTCTTTAATGCATCAAGCCATATATCAGTCGAGTAGTTAGTTGATACTTCATATGAATACTTTTGATAGAACTTAGAATCCTGAATCACAATTGATTCTGATAGCTGACCTTTGACTCCGCGATACTCACCTGCGGTTGTTACCACGGTGTCAAACAGTAAATCAATGTCTGCGCCGTTACCGTTCGTTGATGTGATATCTAAAGTTGAGTCTACTGCTTGGCTATCGTTTGAGTAACGATAAAGATCAAAGTTCTTAAAGTAAAAGATCTCTGATACGTTAGCGTCCTTTACGTGTTCAGGTGTATTACCTGCACCGTAGTTACTAATACGGATATCAGTGATTGCGCCGTTTGGATCAACGAATGATACAAAGGCATTAAACGAGAAACCCTCGAATCCTAATACGCGAATACGATCACCGGGAACGTATCCTGAGCCACCGTTGTTGATCTTAAATCCTGAGACTGATTTGTATATCTCTGCGGATAATCCACCAACTGCTGAAATTGTTTGTCCTGCCTCAAAGGTACCTGACTGAGTTCCTTTCACGAGAGTAAGTTCGAATATAACTCCGTCCGAATATACTCTACGCTCTACCTTATCAACCTTTGCTACGGCATCTGACGCAACCTGACGAATAACTTGTCCAGCGAATAGGTCAGCGTCTCCGGTCAACATGGATACTCTGAGTTTATCCTCAACGACCCAACGGCCGTCAGAAGGAATCAGTACCTGTTCCCAAGGATAATAAATCTCTACTACGTCATCAATGAATAGCTGAAAGAACGTTTTAACCGCGGCTTCGGAACCCTTTGATCTATACAGATCCACTACCTTTTGATAGAAAACCTTAGGTGTAGCCGCATAATCTCGTGGAACGTATAGCCCAATCTCTTTCTGAATACGCGCAAGAAACTGTTGTTCCTGCTGCCACACGTCACGCTGCTCGGGTAAAGTGTTCTGATAGTAGGAAGCCTTGTTGGTATCCTCAAGGAAATTAAGATACGCCTTAAGGAAGAGAACCAACTTTGGATAGCTTGCTTCTATATGCTCGGGTACGAACGAGTCTA